CCTTCCCCTCTGTGGGGGTGGATTGGTTAGCTTGTTGCCAGATGGAGGTGAGTTGGGATTTGGTTTTGATAACTTTAGGATTCATAACTATTACTTCTGACAACCACTTTTCTTTTGTATCAGGGTCTCTATCCCATATTTCAACAACATCATATCCTTGTCCTAACATTCTATCAGACAAATACTGGTCAGTTATCATTCCAGGTTCGTAAATATGCTTGTAAACTTTTGCATCTGGGCTAATATATGCTTCTATAACTCTACCCTTAGCTTTATCCTTCCCCAATTCCTCTCTGTGTTTAGCATATTTGTCATAAACTTTTTTTAATTCATTATATTTTGGACTACCAAAACCCAAATCAATAGTTTCATACATAGGTTTTGTGCCAAGCTCTTTTGCTTTATTTACATAATCTTGCCACAATTTCTTTCCTTCTTCATCAGTTGCTTTGACAGCCTCCTCTCTATAATAATCTGCCCCACTTTTACTTGGGTCAAAATAAATCCCAACCCTTCCCCAATCAGAGGGTTTTAATGTTCCAACTTTTGCAATATTAAATTTTTCAAAATTAGCAGATGTACCATGATACAATGGTTTTCCCTGTGCCTTCACAAACTCCTCTGCCGTCTTATACTTCTTGGCTTCTTGGAGAAGTGGATTTATCTCCCCAGCTTGGGGTTGAGCTTGTACCGGCGGAGCAGGCAAAACAACTTCTTTTCCTGTTAAAGGAAGAATATCTGTTTTTCCTGATATAGTTAATGCTTGGCTTACCTTCTCAACGGTGGCCGGTAACGGAACTTCGTCTATTTTAGCCCATCGCGGTATTCGTATTTTATCACCACGCAGAACAGCAGATACATATTTATTAAGATACAATTCAGAATTTTCTGATAATTTTATTATATTTCCTTCTGCGTGTAGTTTTGCTGAATCAAGACCGCCTTGCTCCAGTTTTGTTCTCAGTGGAACAAAAGCATTTCTGATAATCTCTGCTTCCTTTGCTGTTGCAACTCTTGTCGCAGCTAATTCTGCACCTTTCTCGACGCCCCGTATAATCGGTGGCTCTACACCCATGGCCGTACCATAAGAAGCCATAGCAATATACCAAGTTGGGGGTTCCTGTTTAGTAATGGATTTATAATAATTCCTCCAAATTTGTCCATAATTACCATATTCTTCCACTGGAATTTCCCTAAAAGGAACGTACCCTTGAAATGCTTTTCCTAAAGTTCCTCCTACTGTTTTTCCTTTTGGTTCTTGAGCGGCAGTAACCATAGTTGATACAGGCTGTTCAATAAATCTCCAGAACGGCCAGCGTATAATCTTTGCCTCTCTGCCTATTTCTGATAATAAAGACTTACCAACCTCTTTACTAGTTTCTTTAATTTTATCCATAACCGTAATAGGACGAAAATCATTCAAATCCACATCTTCAAAATTTGTTGAACGATTTTCTCCACTTATTGGAATAAATTTATCTAAATCATACTCATTAGGCATTATCTGATATTCTCCACTCTACCATCAGGATAAACTTTTACTTTCACCCCATCTATATATCCTTCTTGTCCTTCTATTGGTAATTTTGTCATCCACGTATGTTCTTCCAACCTTTTCTGGCGGATAGCCGCTTCCATCAAATCAATCGAAGATTTTTCCATATTATCTGAACCCTGTAATCCGTTTAAATAATTTTTTATCTTCATAGCCGCATCTTTATCATCTTTCGACCTTCTTCCCATCCATTCATAAAACTGACGCATACCCCATATAGCACTATCCGCTTGTCTTTGCCATTTGACATCAGCTGCATAAGATTTTAATTGAGTAAGTTGTCTAGCTTCTTCCCTGCTTAATAATCCATCGGCATATGCCCTAGAAACAAGCTCCATAGCTTTTTCTCTATCAGTCTTGTTATCAATATATTTGCCGAAGAAATCGACATAATCAGAAGCTTTCGCACTGTTGCTAGTAATAACTTTAAGATTATATTCAACTTGTTTATTCAAATCATTCTTAAAACTTTCAATCTTAGAAGGTTTAAGGCCACCCTGTTCTTGTGGAATATTTCTTTCATTTTCTAAATCTTGATAAGTTAGTTGTCCATCAATAAATTTATTCGTTAAATCATCAATCTTATTTTGTTGACTATCGGTCACTTCACGTTTATATTTTTGATTATTATAATAAATTCTCTGAGTCGATTCTTTAACAAGACTTAATCGTACATCCTCTGTTAAACCCTTATATTGCGATTTATTTTTTAATTTAGCTAGAATCGGAGAACTTTCATCGGTGGAGTTATCATTATAAATATCCCATTCTGCTTGCTTCTTGACTAATTCAACCAAATCTTTCTTCATATTTAAATCAGCATCAGACTTAGTCATAACCCCGCCGGAAACAGCATCACTATATATTTTTTTTCTTTCCATTAAATAAACAGATTTCATTGCATCAGGAGCATTTAATATTTTCTGTTCATTATCATAAAGAAGATTGTCCTTCTGATCTTTTCTAATCTCAGACAACTTTGCATACCCATACTGCCTCATCTTCATTTCACTATTAGACAAATTCAAATCAAGCCATTGATTGACTTGTTGCAGGGCAACAGGATTCTTAACAGAAGCAGTTACCTGCTGACGGATATTATCTATGCGTTTCTGATTATTAGTATCATAATCAGGAGTCCATTGCTCCTGTGACGCATCTAGCTCTGCCTGATTGAATAATTGTGTACCAAGAATTTTAGCTTGGTCAACTTGTGCGTCTATCTGAACTTCATTTAATTTTTGTCCTATCTGCGTAATAACATTTCCTATATCCCCCATAGCCCTAGCCTGTTGACCATAAGCAGAAGCATCGACCATAACGCCAGGGGCCTGTTTGGTAAGAGGTACTTGTGCATCGTATCGTGGTATTTTCATATTATTTTCCTGGTAGTTTACTCCACTTTCCCATATTTCTGACTCCTGCTGGTGTATTTGTACCATATCCACCATATCCAGGAGTTACTAGATTTCCTTGACCAAATCCAGATCCGATAAACGCTGATCCAACATTAAGTAAGACTGTGCTAAATGCCTTAGTATATCCTAGTGATCTATATCGAGAGGCCATCTGCCTACGATATTTCGCTTGATAATCATAAGCACCAGCCTCAACTTCCGTATTATATCTTGTAGCCAAAATATCCATTTCATATTGTGCAGCCGTATCAGCCATGACTTCAATAGGAGAACCTTCTGTAATTAATACACCTGATTTGGCATATCGAGCTTTTTGCGTGGCCTGTGTCTGTTTTTTTTGTCTTTCAATCTTGCTTACCTCATACGCTCCCGATTGCCTTACCTGTGAGGCATAAAGATCAGATAAATTAGCATTGGCTTTCTCAGCCGCAGACATAGCATTACCTTCTTGAATAGCAGACATAGCAGATGTAACAGTACCAACAGCCATTAAAGCAATAGGAATTATACTCATATTTTCTTTCCGTTAGGAGTTATCTTTTTTCCATATAAAGTCATCCTGAACTCCTTACTTTTTATAAAGCCAAGATGATTCAATAATCTATGAGCTTCCATTGATTCATCTAAACATTGTACGGTTAATATCTCAATACTATATGCTTTAACTAATTCATGTAGTTTTTCTACAATACATTTAAAAATACTGATCTTATAATTTCTTGCTTCTTTGTTTAGAAATAACCAACAACTTCCCCATCTTTTCCATAAGGGAAAAACTCCACCTACGCCAACAGCTTTTTCATTAATATATCCAATAAAAGAATACCCTAATGTAGAATAATATGCGGCTATTTCTTTTATATCTTCACCGGATATATCTTTTTCAACTCCGTTATAAACAAAATCATACAATAAATCTTTATTAAATGGAACTATAACTAATTCTTTCATGGCTCACTCGTTGTAAAAAATAATATTAATGCTAATAAATTCATTGGTAATGGTTGATCTTGGGTAACATATACATAAGCATCTTCGTCAAAAGATCCTGGGAATTGTATTTCTTTATCTCCGGTATACAAATCAATAGCTTCATCGGTACTATCACCGGTTGATCTGAATGTAACAGCATCCTGGCTTGTAGTAGTTCCTATATTGCATCCGACAGTTTCGTAAAATCTTGCTATGGCCTTTGATATTTTCTTTAACTTTCCTTGCGCCGTTCCTGATTCATGTCCGGCTTCAAGCCGCATGGTTTGGAGTATTGAAGTATAGGGAAGCCCTGCATGAATTTCTCCACCAGAAGAATCTGCAGTAACAGCACCACTAGATACTGTTTCTTCAGCAAGCGCCGCGCCGTCAACACATAATGCGACATCTTCACCTTCAAGATGATCTAATCCTGATACAGCCGTAACACACTCTCTAGCTTCCCCACCGCTTAGATAAGTTTCGTATTCAGTAGAATCAATATCATCATCATCGGTATCAGTCAATTCAAAAGTATGCGTTGTCTTGTTAGCAACTTTAAACTTAGAACCATTTACTTCAGTCATACCAACGACATTCCTTATCGTGATAGTATCACCGTCAGATAATCCATGATCTGTAGCTGTCACAACAGCAGGATTCGCGTTTGTTATTCCAGAAATAGTGATAGGAGAATCAAGGGTCAAGCCGCAATCAACAAAATACCCATCTTCTTGATCTTCATAAATTATAGGTTTGAAATATTCTATATAACGAACATAAGAACCATTAATATACCGACGGACAACAACCCATACCTCATCGTCACCACCGTCACCAGGGATTACAGCAACACTCTCAAACTCACCATCAGTTACTATCCTCGACCAACCTACAACTTGCTGCTCAACTTGTCTTGTAAGAGTGGCAATCTCTCCATCATCCCTAACGCACCATAACATACTATATGGAGATTGCTGATAATCCATATCGACAATACCATTATCACTAGTAATATGATCTGAAAGAATAGTAATTTCGCTAGGAATAGTTTTGTCATATTCAAGATTATAAGATAGTTCACGGATAATCTTATTATTTCGCTCAACATAGTAAATAAAATCTCCAAGTTCTTTAGGCATGATCTTAGCAGCGCCATAAGAGCTAACGCGCTTAACGCTTACGTTTGAAGGAGTTAATGGATCATCATTTGATCCTGACCACATTTTAAACACACTCCCAAGAGTACCGATATAAAGAACATCGGAATCAGCAAGCCAACGTATAGCATTAACGCGACGAGAACCTAAAACATAAGTCATGGCACTATCATCATCACTACCGGTGGTCATATCTTCATAATCACCTGATTTTGTTGTCCAAATACCTTGAGGTTCATCATTGGTATTGGCAAATACTAAGCGTTGCTCATAAATAGCGACACAAGAAGGATAATTGTCGGCACTTGTAAAAACATCCGCAGTAGGGGCATAATCATCAAGAGTCCAAACATCGTGATCTGTTCTTGTTAGTTTTTGCGGCTTATAGGAAGGATGAACAATCCACATGGTATCAGCATCTTGAACAAACTGTAAGTCAAATAAATCAGCTTCAAGATAGGTTATTGAATTTTCTGCATTTGTATCTAAGTAATAATCCGCAGCACCGGATTGAACATGACCTCTATCTTTAAAAACTCCAATATAGCCTTCACAAAACGAAAGAATATATGATTGCGTTGTTGAAAATTGGAATGGAATAAGGCGAGTTACCGCACTATCTTTTGCAGTATTAACATAATACGTTCCAGAACGGCGTTTCAAGCCGCCATGAGGAAGAATAAAAAAGTTTTCAACTGTCTTGGCTCCATTATAATATTGCTGGACATCTGTACGACCATCAAGATAAGGAGATAATTCTCCGCGTGTCCATGTGTTCATAATGGTATTCATTCTAGCCATATTTATCCTCTGTCATCTATCCAAGAACAATTTTCTAATTTTTCTGTAGTTCCTTCCTGTGCATCTGCAACTTTTGCTTGTTGTAATTTTAGCTCATATTCTTTTCTTTTATCATCTGCTAATGTTCTTGAATTAGTAAGTGAATAACAAGCCTCTGCCGCTAATCTTGCTGCGAAAGCCGTAACAAAGGCTTTGCTAAAATTAGCGGTTGTTGTCACTTGTTTAATATATTTTATTTTTGGATCTTCGGTATCAGTAAACAAATTACCACCAACAACTTTAAATTTATCCTCGGCATCCTCTAGTTCTATGACGCGCAAACAATCTGCCGGAAGTGCATAAGAATAATCATAATCAAAATCAGGAGCATCAGCATTTTCAGCAAGAGTATCTGAATATTCAATAGCAAAATTCCAGGGATGGATGGCAAGCATTTCATCTCGGATATGATCGTACAAATCAGTCATAACTCTTTGGGCTTCGACATCATCACTCATGGATGATATACGCTTGACACCAATACTTCGTAAGGCTATATTGACAATATTTACTTGTGTCGCCGCCATTATGATTTCTCCTTCTTAGTCTTAATTTCGCCTCGATGTGTTTTTCCATTTAAAATACAATAATGAACATATTGACTTTTCCCCAATCCATGACTTTTATTCGGCCCTGAAACAGTAGTGACCCTGCCACCATTCTTAACACAATTAGTGAAATCCTTTGGCATATTCTTTCTCCGCTTGAATACAGAAAAATGCTAATAATATTATAAAAGTTCCAGAAACACTGGCATATCGAATCATACCCTGGCCACACATATTAATAAGGCCAATGAATATAGAGGAAGCCAAACATATTAATAGTTCGCTTTTCCCATAAATATTTTTAAATTTCAGAAAACATTTTTTAAAGAACATTAAAATAATTAACAAAATCGGAATACCAAATTCTTGTGCTGTATGGAGATAATCATTAAAAGCTCCAGGATTCTGATGATCTCCGATTATACTATATTCTCCAATTACAATATCATTAAAACTTCTGTACCCCCATCCCAAAAATGGCTTTTGTAGTATGGCTCTGACTGTATGCTCCCATATTATAGGTCGCGTATACCATTTTGATAAAACGTAGTTCAAATTTTTAAATAACAAAAATGTAAAAATTATAATTAGAATAGGAATAATAAATTTTTTATTCTTATAGAAAGAATAGAACAATACACCAAGAAATAATGCTACAAATGCTGATACTTCTTTTGTTAATATAAGACAAGTTAATGGAATGATAGTAAGAATAGGATTAATATATAACAAAATAGGAATACTAATAGCTGAGTATTGTCCTAATTGTTGCGGCATATCAAAAGACCCATAAATGGGATTGAAATAAACTGTATGCTCCCACAATAGATCATGCCCGAAATATTGAGAAAGAACTAGAATAAGATTTATAATGCAAACAATTAAAATTGGCTTAAAATATTGCTTAATATTATCGACATAGCAATAAACAGTCTTAAACAATAAAGCACCACACAAAACATAGAAAAATCCTGCCATTGAGTACCAAAAATTAAACCATTCTGAATGTTCTAAACCACCATTTAGAAAAACTCTTAAAAACATAAACAATATAAAGATCATAAACCACAAATCTTTTAATACTCTTTTGGGAGAGAGATTCATGCTTAATATGAATAATATCAAAGAACCTGATACAAAAAATAAACTTCTAGCAAGGCTAACTTGATAATTCTTGAATATAAACAAAGGTGATAAGAGTAAAAAAATCTTTAATGAATTATCAAATATTTTTTGCATAATAAATTAACATGGCCCAGGTTTTCCTGGGCCATGTATTTATTGCTTAGTCAGGCGGTGGGCCATAATATAGAATACCAACACCTGTTGATATAACAACACTCGCTCCTGCTGATAGATAAATTGGTTTTGGATACCAAATTTCAACAGAATCATATTGAGTGGCCTCACCACATTCTTCTACTATAGTTGTCACCGGTGTTCCAGCAGCAACAGCAGCAATATTATATACTGCCATCCAAGAACTACCAGCATCAGCATATAATTTGACACCATACAACCATGATCCAGCCGGAAGAACAGCATCAGTTGAAGTTTCAATCGGCCCACTGGATTGTATTCCATGCCTTGCATCTGAAAATGCCGGTGTTGTGCAGAATACAAAAGCCAGCACAAGAACTAACGACATTAGTTTTCTAAAATTAAACATAGTTTCCTCCTTTCTTATGCTCGCTTAGTCAATAACATACAAAACAATCAATTTGATTGTTCCGGTAGCTTCACCAGTGCCAGTAGTAATGGTAATCTGACGATCTGTACCAGAACCAACCGTCTTTCCGGTATATGTTTCATCGATCTCATACCCACGACCGTCAATATTACCGGTTGTAGTTCCCATCATTTTTGTTACTTCAGCAGAACCACAATCTACAGCATCAAGATAACGATCCGCATCTTCATAATCTCCGACTGCAAGAGTCGTACTATTTTGAAGATTATCCGTATGCAGAATGATCTCAAGAATTTTTGCTCCGACTGGTAACTCTTGACCCATTTCGATTACCGAACCAGAAGCAAGAGCAGCACATTCATAAGAATCATACATACAGCGAACACGTCCACCGGCAAGCCCTGTTGAAAGAATGTTCTCACCTGTTGGGCCGGTACGTACTTTTGTTGAATTTGCACCATAAACAGTAGCCATAACTAACCTCCTTTAATTTTTTTTATAACCTTATGCTTCCGAACATTTAATTTCAACAACTTTGTCTGAATCCACTCTCGTAGCACCACAATCGACAGAAGCATAGACTTGAGTTGCATAATGCTTTCCTGGGATCTGATCGATTCTGTTATTCATTTCCTGTGCAACGCCTAAACCGAGACCACTTTTCGCCCATGCGATAACCCGGCGATAATCGTTTGTGTCGGTCAATAGCATTGAATTGGAAATTTTCACGAATGAAAATCCGCAGAAAGTATTGATGTCACCGTTGACCAATGCTTTGATAGAATTGAAATCAGCAGAAGTCACTTTGTCATCCTGGAGTAAATCCATGATTTGTGTTCCGGTAACAGCAATATAACGAGCTTCTGTTTCGTCGACATCGTTGTTGTCAAGAATCTCCTTAGCTTCAAGAAGTTTTGAAACAGTCAAACCAGATGCCTGAACGCCTACTTGGTTGTCCGATGAAAAAGACTCAGAAGATGAACCTGTTTTTCCATAATAAGCCGTACCAAAAGCAGCATCGATGATTTCCTGATCCATCCCTCGTCCGATTGCCATAGCAATACTCATAGATGTAGGATTTGTCGGATCAGCGAGCATCTTGGCTTTATCTTCTTTGTCAAGAAGGTCAGCATCATAGATGGTGACGGGTGAGAGTTTTCGACGTTGCCAATCACCTGCTGTATATTCAACGTCTGCATTGCGGGTTGTTTTCTTCTTAGCTGTTCTTTTACCGAGTTGATCGATGTACCAATCTTCACCAACGATACCACCCCGATAGAGAACTTTATCACGCAATTTTGAACCTTTTTGCTGGCTCAATAGCATGATATTCGCGCTAAACTGTTTTACGAATACGGTATCAATAGCCATTATTAGCCTCCTTAGTTGAATTAATCTTAACTTTTGTAGCGTGTCCGAAATTAATCGGGGCCAACATGAAACTAACTATTGGGCCTCAAAAGAGGGTGTCCTATTTTTCCTCGACGTTTAACAGGGGCAAATACCGTATCTGTTAATTATCGTTTACCCATTAGGATATGCCTGACGATACAGCATATCACGTTTTTCCAAAGCTACTTTATGCTCAGGATGATTTTCATTAAACAATGGATGCTTTGGATCATTCTCCATTTTAGACAACTCGGCTTTAGCTTCTTCCGGTGACATCGTAAGTGATGGAGGTTTTCCTGTAAGCTGATCTTCACTTAAAACTTTACCGATATTATGAAGGAATTTAACAAAATTCGCATCAGCATTTAATCCATTTTGCTTTATGAAGTTTATAACATTCTCATTTCCATAAGTTTGCATAACTCTTTCAGCAATACTTAGATTTTGGTCAAATGCCGCACCCCATTCAGTTCTTAACGCTGTCCGCGATTCATCCGCAGTTGCCTTATTTGCTGTTATAATATCATTATACTGAGCAATTTGTTCATTCATAAACCATTTGTAAAGACCCTGAAATTGTTTTGGCAAAATTCCAAGTTTATGAGCTTGTTCACGAAATCCCTGTGTCAATTTCTCAGACATGGGAAGATCTTTTGGAATAGTCAAATCAAGTGGAAGTTGATAATCTTTTGCTTCCTTCGGTCTGCCAAGCCTATCAAAAACTCTTTCATTCCATTCCTTATCATCAGCATCTTTCCCTGGCATAATAATTTTTTCAGGGCCGATTAATTTCTGAGCATCAACAAAAGCCGCAAGTGCTTCATGCGGAGAATTATATTTTTCAAATAATGGATGAGCCTTTAAATTATCCGGCAAAGTATCTCTCCAGTTTGGTTCAGCTGGCGGTGCAGCAGGGTCAGCAGGTGGAGCAGCAGGATCAGCCGGCGGTGCAGCAGGTGGATCTCCGACCTCTCCTCGTTCACTGTGTAATACTCGAATCCACATACTTCTAACGGCGTTAGGTATCCTCTCAGGGCTAACGGTATCGTTTTTATTCATTATCCACTCCTTGCTGTTTTTTCAACATTTCTCTAGTTTTCTCAATATCAATCCTCATCATATTTTGGATATGAAGAATAATTGATCTTTGGCCCTCATTGTAGGCCATCCTATTTGAATTTTCATTAAAAGTCGTTTTGCTTCCAAAAGCATGCCTGGCCAAATCTTCTAAAACATTTTTCCCATCAGGAGACTCAAATACATTTTGATATATTTGTTTTCTCTCCTTGATTTTCTGTATATGCTCTTGAACTTTACCTTCTTCCACTAGGTTCCTCCTTTCTCGCATTTTTTCCAGCCTTTGTTATTTTTTCCACGCCTTCACCACCTAACTTCAGCATTTCAAGTTCTTGTTGTAATTGCGCCTGTTGCGCTCTCGCATTACGAATACTCTCTATATTCTTATCAGAATTTAGCAGATCAACAGGAATATTATAAATATCAGCTAATCGACGAACAACAGCATCAACATCAATATTATCAACTGCCAACGGAGCAATAGCATTAATAGAAGAAACCGTGATTAAGAAATCATTGATACTCTTGGCTTCAGCCAATCTTTGCGCTTTGGCTAACGGAGAAATATAAGTAATAGAAGTTTCTCTCCCCTGAAGTATGTCAGGAGGAGGTGGAATTTTATTTTCCCGAAGCAATATAGCGTGAGTCCTGTTAATAAGCGGGTCTAATAATTCATTCATAAGACGGCCAAGGATAGGCCCAAGTATCAACATTTTCTCATTAACACGCTCAATAACTTCTTTGGCCGTCATTTCTTTATCGATTTTTGCAAGCGTCAAAAATAAATCAACAAACATGACTCTACGAATCTGCTGCCGACGCTGTTCTTCCATTTCAAGCCCTAAAGGAAGATTGCTTTTGACTTCCGATCCTAGAATATCAACAACATCCTGCGTTCCTGCTGATTTAAAATTAACAGCACCGGCTGTTGTATTAAAAGGAAGGAGGAATCCATCATCAGGCACGACAATAGGTGGATCAACCTGTTTTTGCGCCGCCTTTAATATTGTCTTGCTCATTGAATTAAGAGTCTTTACATCGGGAAGGGCAATCATCGATTGAGAATATCCCCATACCTCACCGGAAACTTTAATCTGTCTAGGGATAAAAAATGGAAATTCAGGATAACCGCTTTCACTTAATAAATGATTTTTTTCTTCTTCAATATATTTTGATTCAAATGCCATATTCTTAGCATCATCCTTACTTTCATCACGTTCATGGCGTGGCATAATGGAATGAATAATAAAAACTTTTTCAGTCCACTTTCCTGCTTGGACTAAACTTAATATTTTCTCTCCGCAACTATCTCCCCATTTGAGATATGCCTGACGAACTGTATAATCACATTTCCTAATATTAACGTCAACCATCTCTCTTTCATTTTCCATGATATAACATTCAGAAACCGGTCTTGCATAAAATCTAATTGTTTGTAGGGGATCTTTTTCTTCATATAGACAGGCTGTTCCAAAACATCCAAAATCAATATATGTTTCGTGGATTTGTTGGTTAAAATTAGAATTATTAAATGCTCTGAAGATTGCTTCCTGAGATTCTTGCAACCACGCTTTAACATCTTTATCCTCCAATAATTTTTTATCATCTAACCCTAACTCAAACCATCTGCTCGAAGGATTGGTAAGATAACTATGCAATCCGGCGGCAAAAATCATCAAGGAATCCATAGCCGTTGAATCATAATTTGTTGTTGGAAGTTTCTTCCCTGGAGTACGAATAGCCGTGATAGTTGCTTTAATAGGAAGAAATCTCTCTGCCAATTCCTGCCAATGCGCCTCTATCGATGCTCTTTCACTTTTTAATTTTTTATAAAGTTCTTTAATTTCATTAATTTCCATTTATTCTCCTAATAGAGTATAGATTACTCGCCCAACAATACTTTTTTAGACACCGGAGCAGGTTCTAACAATCCTTGAGGGCCTGTCATCAAAGTTTGGCGAGATGTCCTTCCTTTCCTTATCTTCTTTTTTTCTTCTTCAATAATAGCATTTTGATCGGATTGTTTTGTTATGGGAGGAGT